CCTATTTTGATTAGCCTGGTTCGCCGAGCATTACCTAACCTCATGGCATACGATGTATGTGGTGTTCAGCCAATGACTGGACCTACTGGACTCATCTTTGCTATGAAATCACATTACACTTCACAGACAGGAACAGAAGCCCTGTTTAATGAAGCAGACACCGACTTTGCTGGTGCAGGTACTCACGCTGGTTCAAACCCAGTTGACGGTACTTACACAACTGGTACTGGCGTTTCTACTTCAACTGCTGAAGGTTTCGGTGATTCAACTACCCTTAATCAGATGGCTTTCTCAATCGAGAAGACAACTGTTACTGCTAAGTCAAGGGCGTTGAAAGCAGAATACACTGTAGAACTTGCACAAGATTTGAAAGCAGTTCACGGTCTTGATGCAGAATCAGAATTATCAAACATTCTGTCTCAAGAAATTCTTGCTGAGATCAACCGAGAAGTTATTCGTACAATCTACAAAGTTGCTAAGACTGGCGCCGCATCAACTGCTACTGCCGGTACTTTTGACCTTGATGTCGATTCAAACGGCAGATGGTCAGTTGAGCGATTCAAAGGCTTACTTTTCAACATTGAAAGGGATGCTAATGTCATTGCTCAAGATACTCGTAGAGGAAAAGGTAACTTCATCATCTGTTCTTCAGATGTAGCCTCTGCACTTTCAATGGCTGGTGTTCTTGACTATGCACCTGCACTTCAGACTAATCTGGATGTAGATGACACAGGAAACACATTCGCAGGAACTCTTAACGGACGCTACAAAGTGTTTGTTGATCCATATTCAGCAAATACTGGCGCCGCTTCACAGTTTTATGTATGTGGCTATAAAGGAACTTCTGCATATGACGCAGGCCTTTTCTACTGCCCTTATGTACCTCTGCAAATGGTTCGTGCAATCGATCCTTCCACTTTCCAACCTAAGATTGGATTCAAGACTCGGTACGGCATGATTGCTAACCCATATGTTACACAATCTGATGGTACTACAGACGCGGCAACATTTACTGCTGACCGTAACCAGTACTACCGTTCAGTTAAAGTAACTAATCTTATGTAACAATAAGAAGAGTTCTTTTAAGAACCTTGAGGGGAGATCATCGATCTCCCCTTTTTTTTGTCGTATAAATAGTAGCATGAAAGGAGAAATAAATGGCTTATGATCCAATAGTTAGTGTTACTGAAGGAACTTATGCGGCGCAAAATCCGTCTGAGTTAGACTATCTTAGGCCTAACGGTTTTAGATTTCAAATACATAATATACCCAATGTTTCTTTTTTCTGTCAGGCTGCTAATTTGCCTGAAATTTCAATGGGATTTCCTGAAGTACAAACACCACTTTCAAACATTCCTTTTCCAGGAGATAAAGTACAATTTGGTGAATTGATGATTCGTTTTCTTGTTCAAGAAGATATGTCTAACTATAAAGAGTTATACAATTGGATAAGAGCGTTGGGGTTTCCAGAGAAACATTCCGAGTTCAAAGACTATATCAGTAGTCAAAAATATAGAACTGCATTTTCTACTGACTCAAAAGCAGAAGGTATTGCTCAAGTTAGTGATGCGACTCTATTTGTTCTAGACTCAAATAACAATCCAACACAGGCAGTTAAATTCTTAGATGCCTTTCCGATTTCATTATCTGGTCTAGACTTTGATATCACCAATGGCGCTGGCAATTATTTTATTGGACTTGCGTCATTTCGCTACAGGATATACGATATCGAGAATGTATAAATAGCAACATATATTATGAGAGGTTTGTGATGATATCTTTAAATGAGTTACAAGAAATATGGAGCATCGATTGTAAGATAGATGATCTTCAACTTGGTAAAGAAAGTACCAAAACACCAGAGTTACACGCAAAATATTTAGCACATTTATCAACTGCAAAATTACAATTACGAAAAGCCGAAGCCGATCTCTACAAACTGAAGGCAATAAAAGTAAAATACTTCAGAGGAGAATTGAGTAGAGAAGAATTGTCTAACCTAGGTTGGGAACAATATCTCGGCATAAAGCCACTAAAGAATGATCTGCAGGAAATATTAAACGCTGATGATGATGTAAGTAAACAAGAAGACAAGGCAGAATACATCAGGACGATAGTAGACTTCCTTGAGCGAGTGTTAAGATCACTCAATAGTAGATCGTTTGATATAAAGAATTCTATTGAGTGGGAGAAGTTTACTAATGGATTACTGTAGTTTTGATTACTGTCACTAAGAAAGACGAAGTTCACCTTCTTATTGAGACTGACCCATCTACCGCAAAAGAGATTGTCGATTTCTTTACATTTGAAGTACCAGGTGCAAGATTTATGCCTGCGTACAGAAATAGAATGTGGGATGGGAAGGTGCGTCTGTTCAACATGTACACAAGAGAACTCTATCTTGGCTTGTTAGACTATCTTAAAGAATTCGCAGACCAATTAGAATACAAAATAAAAATCGATATGGAAGATGTTGGTGAACCAATTTCATCAACTTACATTAACAATTTAATACAGGAGTTAAATTTACAAAGCAATGGTAGACAAATTGAAATACGAGATTACCAACTTGACGCTGTTAGCCAAGCCATACGGAAGGGTCGCACTCTCCTTCTTAGTCCCACTGGCAGTGGTAAGTCTCTCATTATCTTTACCCTTGTTCATTATCATAGTAAGTTAGGCAGAAAACAGTTAATAGTCGTACCCACGACTAGCCTAGTTGAACAGATGTATGGAGATTTCGCAGACTACGCCTCTGCCATCGAGTGGGATGTCTCCAAAAATTGTCACAGAATTTACAGTGGTAAAGAAAAGTCAAATGAAGCGCCAATAGTTATCAGTACTTGGCAGTCCATATACAAATTTCCGAAATCTTGGTTTGATTCTTTCGATGTCATATACGGTGACGAAGCACACCTGTTCAAAGCAAAATCTTTAACTACATTGATGGACAAACTAACACATACTCCTTATAGAATAGGAACTACTGGTACGCTAGACGGTGCAAAAACAAATAAGTTAGTATTAGAAGGAGTGTTTGGTCCAGTACATAAGGTTACTACTACAAAGAAACTGATGGACGATAAACAATTAGCCGATCTAAAGATCGTTTGTTTATTGATTGAATATCCTGATGAGCAAAGAAAAGTTGTTTCTAAAATGACCTATCAAGAAGAGATAGATTGGATAATAAGTAATCCCAAAAGAAATAATATCTTAACTAATTTAGCATTATCACAAACAGGTAATACATTATTGTTATATCAATTTGTTGAGAAGCACGGTAAAATTTTATACAATTTAATTAGAGACAAAGCAAAAGAAAACAGGAAAGTATTTTTTGTTTATGGTGGAACGGATGCAGAACAAAGAAACCAAATTAGAGGGTTGACAGAGAAGGAAAAGGATGCTATAATTATCGCTAGTTACGGAACATTTTCAACAGGTATAAATATAAGAAACTTACACAATGTTATATTTGCTTCTCCTAGCAAAAGTAGAATTAGAAATTTGCAATCGATTGGTAGGGGATTAAGACAAGGTGATCAAAAAGAAACCTGTAATCTATTCGATGTTGGCGATGATCTATCTTGGAAATCTAAAAGAAATTTTACTTTAGATCATATGCTAGAAAGAATAAAATTGTATAACGAAGAAAGTTTTAAATATAAGGTAGCAAAGGTACAAATCAATGACTGATTTAAAAATTGTAACATTCACGGACGATTTTCAACTTATATGTGGAGTTGAAGAATCAACGAATCATTACAGGTTAATTACGCCTTTAAAAATAATGCGAAACTTCTTTGAAGATGAATTCGGTCACGCAGAACAAATTGCTTTAATGGGATGGATTCCTTTTACCGATGAAAAAATCTTTACTGTACAAAAGAGCCACATTTTAAATGTTTCCACTTTAGATGAAAGTTATGTGGCAGATTACGAAGCCCTTGTAGATAAAATTTATAACTACAAAGAAAGATTGAAGCAAGCGAAAAAAGAGATTTCTGAATCGGGAGCATCGCCAATCGATATGTTAGAATATCTAGAAGCAAGAGATAGAAATAAAATTAATTGATTTCAAAAAGCGACACGCCTATTATACAACGGCGATGTTCATTTGTCAAGTAATTTCTTACATTATGGAGAAAAAAAATTATGCCTAAACGAGATAAAAACAGCCGACATTATGTCGATAACAAGGAGTTTCTGGTAAACATTACAGAATACCGTGAAACTGTACTTGCCGCGAAAGAAGATAAAAGCAAGTACGATCCAGAGGCTGAAGAATGGATAGGAGAAAAACCCAGGGTAACAAATTACTTGGGTGAATGTTTTGTTAAGATCGCAAATCATCTTGCATACAAATCGAATTTTGTGAATTATACTTTCAGAGATGAAATGATTCTAGATGGTATTGAAAATTGCATAACTTATATTGATAACTTCAATCCCGCAAAATCCAAAAATCCTTTTGCGTATTTCACGCAAATTACCTACTATGCTTTTATTCGTAGAATTCAGAAAGAGAAGAGACAACTTGAAACTAAGTTAAAGTATATTCAGAATTCTGATATAGACTCCGTATTATCACAAGAACATGATGGTGATACACATACGAATGAATACTTGCAGTATATTAGAAAGCAAGTAGACGAAGCACAGAAACATCATGAGGATTACAAAAATGAGAACGCTAAGATACCTAAGCGTAGACCCAAGTATCTAGATGACAAGCAAGCACTGGAGATGGCTAAGGAAAAAATTCCTGCATTGAAAGAAAACACTTGACATTGCCCTCTATTTTTGTTATGATGGTACCAATTAACTTGAAAAAGAGGCAATAAATGGGTTCTCCGACACATCCTAAGCAGTCTCATGTGATGATAGATATAGAAACTTTATCTACATGTAACAATGCATGTATTATTTCTATAGGGGCTGTTTTGTTCAATGTCAAAGAAGGCATATTAGATACATTCTATCGAAATATAGATGCTCAGACTTGTAAAGATGTGGGTCTGGTGATATCTAAAGATACAGTCGAATGGTGGGCAAAGCAAGATCATGCGGCAGTCGCGGCTTTGATGAAAGATCAAAAGCCAATAACAGAAGTTCTTCAAGATTTCAATAAGTGGTTAGATGGAGAAAGAATCATGCCATGGGGTAATGGTTCTTCTTTTGATATTACCATAATGGAATCTGCATTTCAAGCAACAGGCGTTAGTGTGCCATGGTTTCATTGGGATATCATGTGTTTCCGTACTGTGATGAATTTGATGGGTATAAGTAATAAAGATATACGCTCAGCCGAAGATGACATTCATCACCATGCATTGGACGATGCACTAAGTCAAACAAAAACTTTATTAAAAATCTTACGCACATGAAAATAGCATTAGTTACTGATACACACTTTGGTGCAAGAAGTGATGCTCTTGCATTTGATAACTTTTTTCGCAGATTTTACAGCGAGTTCTTTTTTCCTGAGATACAGAAGAGAGAAATAAAAACAATAATGCATTTGGGTGATGTTTTCGACAGACGAAAATATATAAATTATAATACACTTAAATCTTGCAAAGAGTATTTTTTTGATAAAGCACGGAGTCTAGGGATAGATGTGCATTTGATTCCTGGTAATCATGATACTTATTTTAAAAATACAAATGAAGTTAATTCACCAGAATTACTTCTAAGGGAGTATGACAATGTTCAAATTTATCCCGATGTTACTGAACTGGAATTTGATAAGAGAAAAATTCTTTTTGTCCCTTGGATCTGTAATGAGAATTATCAAGACACCATGGAAAAAATCAAATCTACAGATGCATCGGTCTGTTTTGGACATTTTGAGTTCTCTGGTTTTCAGATGTATAGAGGCATTGCAAACGATCACGGAATGGATACTGACCCGTTTAGCAATTTTGATTTGGTTTGCTCTGGTCACTATCATCACCGTTCTAGTGATGGTAATATTTTGTATCTTGGTAATCCTTATGAAATTACATGGAATGATTATGATGACCCTAGAGGGTTTAACATCTATAATACGGAGGATAACTTAGTTGAACATTTACAAAACCCTTTCAAAATATTTCACAAGTTTTATTATGATGACACATCTGATTCCTTCAGAAGCGATCTTGATACTTTCGATTATAATATTATTGCTAATACCTGCGTAAAGGTAATTGTTGTACGAAAGAATAATTTTGTTTACTTTGATAGTTTTATTGATAGACTCTACCAATGTAATTTAATAGAGTTGAAGATAGTAGAAGACTTTTCAGAGTTTGAAGATGAAGCAGTTGGTGAGATCGAAGTTAATCCAGAAGATACTCTAACGCTATTGAATGATTACATCGATAGTATATCTACTGAATTAGATACTAATAGATTAAAAACTGTTATGCGTACTCTTTATGTAGAAGCACAAAACTACGGATCTTAAAATGTTAAAATATTTGGTTGCATCGGGGTGTTCATTCACCTGTGAGAATTTACAAAATCACACTTCAGACACCGTTGATTTTTTGACAACTTGGGTTACACCTCTCGCCAAGTCTTTAGGTGTTGATAAAATTAATATGGGATTAGGTTCACAGGGCAATGGTCTTATCATGAAAAAGGCTATGTGGGCAGTTAGTGATTTGCTTAAACAAGATGTGAGTCCAGAAGATATTCTCGCTGTAGTCATGTGGTCAGGTCCTTCTAGAATGGAGTGGTTTGATGAAGATAATACACAATTACCAAATCGTGATAATTGGATTCACTTACGAAATCCTGAAACATTTATTCCTGATGCATCTGGTGGTTGGGTAATAGGAAACAGTCACTGGCAAGAAGGCCGATCAAAAACTTGGTACCAACATTTTCAAAATAATACTTATGATATTATAACAACCTATGAACACATTCTTAATCTACAGAACTTCTTTGATGTTCATGGCATCAAATATGTGATGACAACATACACCGCTACTGCTTTAAATAACTATGGAATGAACAATCGAGTTGGCAACTGGCAATCATATAAAACGGCTTCTAATGTTTCATGGATGAATGACATGATAGATTGGAGTCATTGGGTGCCTATTACAGGAGAAGCAGATTGGTTACTGGATAACTACGATAAGTATGATGTATTTAGACCCGGTGAGATAAAACAAAATCCACATGGTTATTGGCATCCTAGTCCACACGGGCACAAATTGTTTAGTGATAAAGTGTTGTTGCCTTTTGTGAGGAATTTATATGATACGGTTTGAGAAGTTAAGATGGAAAAATTTTCTATCTACTGGTAATGCTTTTACCGAGATAGATTTTACGAGACATCCTAACACGCTTGTAATTGGTGAGAACGGTAGTGGTAAATCAACATTACTTGATGCTCTGTGCTATTCATTATTTGATAGACCATTCAGAGCAATTAACAAACCACAATTAATCAATACTATAAATCTGAAACAAATGCTGACCGAGATAGAATTTCGTGTGGGTCAGAAAAGATATCTTGTTAGACGAGGTAGACAACCAATTGTGTTTGAGATATATTGTGATGATGTTTTAGTTGATCAAGATGCCGCAACTAAAGATACACAAAAATATCTTGAAGAAACTATTCTCAAATTAAACTACAAATCATTCACTCAAATAGTAATTTTGGGTAGTGCATCATTTACTCCTTTCATGCAGTTACCAACTGGACAGAGAAGAGAAATAATCGAAGACATCTTAGACATTCAAATTTTTACTATAATGAATCAGGTGTTAAAAGAACAAACTAATTCTTTAAAAGACACAATACGAGATTTAGATACGCAGTTAGAAGTGGGACAGCAAAAAGCAAAGATACAAGAGCAGTATATTCAGACTCTTGAAGAAAATAAAAAGAACAAAATAGATGAAATCGAATTAAAAATAGGAGAGATGAATGAGAACATACAGGCGCTTGAAAATGATAAGGGACTTCTCAGCGAGAAAAAGAGTTTACTTAATGACCCGCAAGAAAGACACAGAAAACTCCAAACTTATTCAGAAAAATTCGCGGAACAATTAAAGAAGATCAGAAAAGAACTTGACTTCTATGAAAATCATGATGATTGTCCAACATGTAAGCAGGGTATACCACATGATTTTAAAGAAGAAATAAAGTTAAAGCGAACAGACAAAGCCACAGAACTTGAAGAAGGAAAAGAAAAACTTGAAAAAGAGTTTGCTGAAGTTGAAACTTTAGTGACAAAATTTCTAGAGTTGAATGAAGAAATACTTTCTGTGACTAATGATATTGTTACTAGTGAGAGATTTCTTCAGAGACTAACACTAGAGAAGAGTGAAGCAGAAAAAAATGTTGGTGATATAGATGAAGAGAAGTCTAAATTACAAACAATGGTAAAAGAAGGTCTTGCTACTGGAAAAGAAAAGTCTGTAAAAAACGAAGAATTGCAATACCAAAATATTGCATCATCTTTGTTGAAAGATACTGGAATAAAAACTAGAGTAATAAAGAAATATCTTCCAGTCATCAATCAATTAGTTAATAAATATTTGGCTGCCATGGACTTCTTTGTGCATTTTGATTTGGATGAGAAGTTTAGCGAGACAATTAAATCTAGACACAGAGATAGATTTAGTTATGCCTCATTTAGTGAGGGCGAAAAACAGAGGATAGATTTAGCGTTATTGTTTACATGGCGAACAATAGCAAAAATGAAAAATAGTGCCGCTACTAATCTACTAGTACTTGATGAAGTGTTTGACAGTTCACTAGATACGAATGGTACTGATTATGTAATGTCTTTATTACAAACTATAGGCGATGATGCTAATGTGTTTGTGATAAGTCATAAAGGAGATCAGTTATTCGATAAATTTAGAGGCGTTATTAAATTTGAAAAAAGACAAAATTATTCGGTAATAGCATGAGTGAAAATATAAATATAGATGGAACAGAAGTACCTGTTATATACTTAGAAGATTTGAAATTGATTCCGTGGAACGATCCTAGGTTGTCCAGAGCACCATCGTTATTTGACTTTGAAAATCCACAGAATGATCCTTTGTTATTTCACAAGAATGTACATAAGACTATGGTTGATTTGCGTGGTGTTGGATTATCTGCTAATCAAGTCGGTCTTGATATGAGATTCTTTACTATGGGTATACAGAGTCCAAAGACAGGAGAGATTTTTACTAGAACATGTTTTAATCCTGAGTTGTTAGGAGTTAGTGAAGAAGAAGAACTTGCAGATGAGGGGTGTCTTAGTATACCTGGACTAGTATTGAAAGTCAAGAGACCTAAAGAATGTGATTTGAGATATACGAATGAGCATGGCGAAGAAAAGACAGAACACTTTATGGGCATTGCCGCTAGAGTAGTCTTACATGAATACGATCACATGCTCGGTGTTAATTTCATGACAAGAGTTTCAAAATTAAAATTAGACAGGGCATTTAAAAAACTTAATAAGAAATCGAGGCAGATTAAAAAGGACATAGAAAATGGCGTACTCAGATAAAGTTATAGATCACTATGAGAATCCACGAAATGTAGGTAAATGGGA